GTCTTGACCCAACAGAGAAGATTATGGGTACACCTACTTCTGACATAAGTGACACAGAACTTTTAGAAAGAATGCAAGCTGCATCTTCTCAAAGACTTTCTCCTGATATGGCAGAACGCACAACTGCTCTTGCAGATATAGAAGCAAACAGAGAAGGTTTTGCAGCAAGAGCTTTTGACGCTCCCTCTCGAATGAGGGCAGAGCAAGCTGATCTTACAGAGTTAGACTATACTACTCCTGAACTAGAAAGAATGCGTCTTGCAGAAACTTTACAAGACGTAGATACAAGTGAAGCATTTACACAAGAAGCTAGAAAAGCAAGAATAGCAGCAGAAGCTGCACAGTTATTTAACCGCGTTAATTGACAATCAACATAAGGAAACTATATTATGCCTACAGGAAACAAACAAATGTACGGTGCTAATTACATTTCGGGTCAGATGTCGAAGCAGGGCGAAATGTCCGATGCTAACGAATCGGCTCTTTATCGCGAACCGCTTGAGTTCGACACTGTAATTAAGCGCAACTACCCTTTGACTGAATCCTTTCCGTCAGAAGCTGGTAGCAAGCACATGGACAAAAGCGTTCTTGGCAAAATGGCTGAGTCCAGCCCTCACAGTTAATTTTGTATTACACAACGAAAGTTGCATTTAAATGAAGCAAGAAGACAAGTATGAACTTGTTGGAACCATTCAGTCTCGTTTTGAAGACGCTGAAACTGGAAGGCTTCCCGATGAAGAAAGATGGCTACAGGCTTATAAGAATTATCGCGGTATCTATGACTCTTCTACACAGTACCGTGAGAATGAACGAAGTCAAGTTTTTATTAAGATTACAAAAACAAAAGTTCTTGCCGCTTACGGTCAGATCGTAGATATTCTTTTTTCACAAAATAAGTTTCCCATTTCAGTCGAGTCAACTCCAGTGCCTGAAGGTATTGTGGAGTTTGCTCATCTGTCTAAAAACCCATCACCTCAACCTGTACAAGAAGACCCTATTGGTTTTCCGGGTGATGGACGAGAACTGCTTCCGGGTGCTACAGAAGCTACACCTTTAGCAGGTTTAGAAGATCGTTACGAAGGAGCAAATCTAGAAGAAGGCCCAGCCCGTGCAGGAGAACCACAAATAGCTCCTGCCCGTGAGTCTGCACGTTTTCTAGAAAAGTGCATTCAGGATCAGCTTCTAGACACAAACGCTGTAACTGTAATGCGACACGCTTTGTTTGAATGTGCTTTGCTTGGCACAGGTATTATTAAAGGACCGTTTAACTACAGTAAAACTGTACATAACTGGTCTTTAGATGAGAACACAAATGAAAAAACTTACGCTCCATACGACAAGTCTGTGCCTCGTATCGAGTCTGTAAGCTGTTGGGACTTCTATCCCGATCCCTCTGCAACCTCTACACACGATTGCGAATATGTAATTCAACGTCATCGTTTTAATCGTGAACAACTTTACGATCTACTAAATCGACCTTTCTTTGACCAAAAAGCTATCGAAGCCGTTCTAGAAGAAGGACCAAACTATGAAGAACGTTATTTTGAAAGTACGCTCTACAATAACGAAAAAGATACACAAAATGAAAGATTTCGTTACGAGGTGCTGGAGTACTGGGGTATCATGGATACGAACAGTGCCGAAGACGCTGGTCTTGAAATACCAGCAGATGCGGGACCGTCTATTCAGGTAAACGCTTGGATTTGCGGAAACGAAATTCTTCGTATTGTATCCAATCCGTTTCTACCGACACGCCTTCCCTTTTACTCATTTCCTTTTGAACTAAACCCCTACCAAATCTTTGGTGTAGGTGTAGCAGAGAACATGGAAGATAGTCAGCTTCTTATGAACGGTCACGTTCGTATGGCTATAGACAATCTGGCTCTAGCAGGAAATCTTGTGTTTGATATTGACGAAACGCAGCTTGTTCCCGGTCAGTCCTACGATGTATATCCGGGTAAGGTCTTTCGTCGCCAGTCTGGTGTTACGGGTACAGCAATCAACGGTATTAAGTTTCCGAATACTGCTGGAGAAAATATACAGATGTACGACAAAGCTCGTCAACTTGCAGATGAGCAAACAGGTATTCCCAGTATCGTACACGGTCAGACAGGCGTAACAGGCACAGGACGTACAGCAGCAGGTCTCAGTATGCTGATGTCGAGTGCAGGACTCAGTATCAAGACTGTTATTAAAAATATTGATGACTTTCTTCTCAAGCCGATGGGCGAAGCGTTCTTTCAATGGAACATGCAGTTCAACGACAACATGAATGAGATACATGGTGATCTAGAAATTAAACCTCGCGGTACAAGCGCAGTTATACAAAAGGAAGTACGTAGTCAACGTCTGACTGCACTGTTGCAAACAGTAGCTAACCCGATGCTTGCACCGTTTATTAAGATTCCTAATCTGGTACGTGAATTAGCTATCAGTCAAGATATCGATCCTGATCTTCTTGTAAATGATGTAAATGATGCTGCTGTTTTTGCAGAAGTATTGAGAGGACTAAATGAACGCACAACAGGCGAAGAAGCTTCTCCCGCTGGTCAACAACTCGGAGGCATGGGAGCCGCTGGAGGAACACCTACAACAGTTGGGCCAAATGATGCAACGGCAGTTGGTGGTGGTGGAATCGGAATTGGAGATGCGCCGCTTGCAGGGCAAGCTGGCTTTACTGGAAACACTTCAGAGCCTGAAGGTATCGGTTAAATCAGATGCTAAACAAAAAGAATAATTAAATGGCTTTGACTACTGAACCTTTTATTTCTTCAAATACATTTGGAGATGCAGCTATTTCGTCTAGTGACCGTCCTGTTGTATCTGCTGTAGATTTTGCACGACAAAGTTTTGTACAAGAACCTCTTTCTCCTCCACAAGCAGATATTTTTAAAAGTTTTTTAGAACAAGCAGCACAAGAGAGAATTGAAGGCTCTCCAGCTTTTCAACAACGACAGCAAGCGATTGAAAGTATTCGACAAACAAATCCGGGTTTTCTTTCTAGACGCTTACAACAGGCAACAAGTGCAAATGTTGAGCAGAGCAAACCAAGACTTACAAACATACTTGAAGAAATTGAAACAGACCCTGTTCAAAATTTACAACGAACTGCTACACCTTCTGACTTTGTTCAAACATTTAAAAAAGAAGAAGACGAGTTAGGTTTTGACGAAGAAGACGCTCCTGAACCAACTGGTTCTTTCGGAGATTTATTCGGAGAAGAAGAAGAATCAGCTTTTGGAGATTTTAGTGGCGCACAAATGTCTGGAGCTACACAAGCTGTTGAAAGTGCGGTTTATGATCCCGGCCTTACTTCTTCTTTATTTGGTGGAACGATATCTACTGAAGCTGCTGCTAATAAAGCGATGGCAGAAGGTAATCCACTAGTAGCAATGGGACGAGGCATAGATATAGGAGCTACTTTTCTTGCTTCAAAAACAGAAAGTCTGCTTACTCCTGAAAGCGCAATTACTGCAATTGGTAAAGATGTTGCATCAGGTTTTGTAACGGGTGCTAACCCTGCTTTAGCTTCTCCTATAGCAGGAGGACTTTTTACTCCTGCTGGATTAATTGTAGGTGGTGTTTTTTCTGGTATAAACGCTGCCGCAGACATAGCTAACTCTTCTTATTCAGGATTTGGTTTTGGTAACTTTGCGTCTGCTTTTTTACATGGTTTAACTTTTGGATTGTTGGGAGACAGTATTGAAGATCAGGAAAACGAACAAGAAGAGGACGATTTGCTTGTAGAGGGTATTATTTCGTCGGGTCAAAAAGGAGAATTTAATTTTGGAAACTTAGAACCTCCAACTACAAGTGAAAAAGATATTTTAAATATAATAGAGGGAGCAAGAAGGTCTGTAGTTTACGGTGAAAGCGAATTAGACGCTCCACCCGGAGGAGCAAACCCGTATGGTCCTTCTTCTCCTGCTCATAGTTTTGGCAATCCTTACGGTACACCCTATGACGATACGAGCGAGACTGGGCCGCCCAGCGGTCCAACTGGACCCGGAGGTATCGGTTCCGTTGCGGACAACGCCGCAAATATTGGAATGGAAGACGAGGACGAAGATGCCGATACTTCCGATAGCGACGGTGCAAGTAGTGGTTCCGGCAGCGATGCCGCTGATGCAGCAACTGATTCAGATGACAGTGGGGATTCATGGTAAGTTTTAACAAAGGGAAAAACAATGGCACTTATTCAACCTAACATTCCTGAAATGGAAGCACCACCTTTAGAAGCTGGTGTAGTAAACGAACCTATGGGCGATCTACCTACAGAGGGTGGTGTAGAGTCCGTAGAGGACGATATTCCTACAACAGCAAAAGAAGGAGATTTTATTCTTCCATATGAATCTGTACTTTACGTAGGTCTTAACAATATTAATATCGAAGTTAAGAAAGCGATGAAACAAGCACAGCAAGACGGTGTACAGATTGAAGGTGCTGATCCTGACTCTGATATTCCGATTAAGATTTCTAACTTTGAGTATCGTATTCCGAAAGAACTTGTAGAGTATATCGGTATACAACGTCTTGAAACCTATCGTGAGAAGGGCTTAGAGCTTCGCGCACAACTCGAAAAGAACAGAGGCGACAAAGAAAAAGCTTTTGTGCCACCTCCACAAGAACCACAACAGATGGCACAAGCAGCTATGCCTCCCATGCAAATTCCACAAGAACAGGCTATGCCGCCTATGATGCAAATGGGTGGTATGGTTGCCAAGCCTAGCGGTGAAACGTTGCACTCTCCTACACAAGGCAGTCCGCTACAAAGTCCATCTCCAATGCAGCAAAAGAAAAAAGAAGAGAAAGAACTTCTTGATATGAGCGAAGGTGGTCTTGTAAAAAAAAAAGAACTGAATGAGGGTGGCCGCGTCAGAGCAGAAGAGATAAAAACTTTAGTAGAAGGTGGGCATGATGTTGAATTTATGATGAATGTTGAACCTTACATAAAAAACGATATGCTCGCTCAATATGGTTCAGAAATAAAAGAACCAATGATGGACCCTAAAGCTAAACCTAAAGATATGTTTAGTACAGCAAATATAAGGCTTGGTGATAGGCGTCGTCTTGCAGGATCGTACTTAGGAGATAGGTCTCAGAATATGAAAGAGGCAGGTGACATAATTAAAGAGATTAAAAGACAAGGTAGAGAAAACGAACCAGACTCTGTAGAATTTATAAAAGAATATAACAGAAGAAAAGCACAAACACCTTATGACAGAGTAGAAGAACGTGCTAAATTAGGTGAAAAAGGACTGCGAGATAAACCAGAATCTTTTATGCCAGCTAAAGATGCTTCTTTTGTAAGTTTAAGACAAAGCGATCATATAATAGGAACAGATTCAATTTTAGATTCTGAAGGAAACCCACACTTAACAGACCCAGTAAACACGGCTGTTACGTTTATTCACGAAGCTAGGCACAAAGCAGTACAAAAACTTAATTTACGACCATTAATTAATAAAACTTTAGATCATATTCTTAATGTAGGGGGCGGTGCAGAAGAAGTTCTTATGAGATTTATGGATTATAAAAATGCTACTACACCTGAAGAAAAAGTAAATCAAAAGAAATGGGTAATAAATTTTTACGATATGTTAAATAACGTCGCAAAAAACAAAGGTCTGAGAATAAGATTTACAGACCCATTTCAGGACACAACAAAAGGTGAACAAGAGTTTGAAAAACTAGACCAACTTTCTAGCCTTGTAAATACAGTAGCTAAAGAAAAACTTGAAGAGCTTCGCGGAGTACCTGTTTATGAAGATAAAGATTATCCTGAAAGTTTGTTGGAGCAGATAGATAGAAAAGGTATTTTTGCAACAATGTTTCCTTACCATTTTGTATCTAAAGAAAAGAAATAAATAATGGGACAAAACTGGGAATATTTTACATATGACGAATTAAAGTGCAAATGTGGTTGCGAAGACGCGCCCATGAGAGACGACTTTATGAATATGCTTATTGCAATTCGCGAAGAGTTTGATCGTCCTATGATTATTACATCTGCATTTCGATGCGTAACGCACAATAATAATATTGGTGGAGCAAAGGACTCTCCACACCTACACGGCAAAGCTGTAGACGTTAGTGTAAACTACGAAGACGCCTACGATCTTTTAGGCATAGCTTTACAACACGGTATGACAGGTATTGGCGTAAAACAAAAAGGATCACCGTCTGGACGTTTTATACACCTTGACAGCATGGTAGCTGCACAAGGGCGTCCACGACCAACAGTTTGGAGCTACTAAACGCTTCATTACCGGAGCGGCTACCCGATACAAATCGGCCCCGCTATTTAACTACTCCTCCGCACGGCTACCCGAATATATAACGTTCGGCCCCGCGAGAGAAAGGAGATACAAACATGACTGACAACGAAAACATTACAGAAGAAGAGGCACTTGAGCCTACCCCATACGAAAATGCGTATAGGCGAACTCTGAACGAACCTGACGAAGAAACTTTGGACCCCGTTGTAGAAGAAGCGGCTACTCCTCAACTTACAGAAGGTATCGTTCAAAAAGAAGATCACGATTACAAGAAAAGGTATGATGATCTAAAGAAGCACTATGATACGAAACTTAACGAGTGGAGACAAAACCAAGAGATTCTTGAAGCCAAACTCAAGATGGTTGACGCTCCGAAAGTAGATCAGCTTCCTAAGACAGCGGAAGAACTTGAAAATTTCCGTAATCAATACCCTGATGTGTATGATGTGGTTGAAACTATTTCTTCGCTAAAAGCTAATGATCGAGTTTCACAAGTCGAAGAACATCTGGAAGTACTGCGACAAAAGGAAGAAGAAGCAGAACGAGTTACTGCTGAAAAACAACTTACTGCGTTGCATCCAGACTTTGCAGAACTCAAAGAAAGCGACGGCTTTCTACAGTGGCTAGAAGAACAACCATCAAGCATTTCTGATGGTGTCTATCGCAATAATACGGATGTTCGTTGGGCCGCAAGAGTGATCGATCTGTATAAAGCAGATGTTGGTCAGACCACTACTAAGTCGAGGCGATCTGGTTCTAAAGGGAATCAACGTGCAGAAGCAGCGCAAGCTGTAACACGCACAGCATCAAATCGAGGCTTAGAGACTCTAGGACCAGACAAAAAAGTCTGGACAGTAGAGGAAATCTCCCGGCTTAAACCGTGGGAATTTGAGAAATACGAGAAAGACATTGACGCTGCTTCCCGTGAGGGACGTATTGTTGATTCAATTTAACTTTTAACCATAGTAAGGAGAAACCGAAATGGCTTTTACTCGCGCTGGTGGTTATCAGAATCTACCGTCAGGTAATTTTGTACCCACTATTTTCAGCCAAAAAGTTCTCAAGTTTTTCCGTCGTGCGTCGGTTGCTGAAGCGATTACCAACACCGACTACGCTGGAGAAATTGAAAACTTTGGCGATACTGTGAACATTATCAAAGAACCTGCAATTACGGTTCGCGATTATGCTCGCGGTACTACCGTGAATACGGAAGACCTGTCTGACGATCAAATTCAGTTGACCGTCGATCAGGGCAACTACTTTGCTTTCAAAGTTGACGATATCGAAGAGCGTCACAGTCACCTCAACTTTGAGGCGCTGGCTACTTCGTCTGGTGCGTACAGCTTGAAGAAAGCTTTTGACTACAACGTTCTCAAGAACATTTACGACAACGCCGCTGCTTCGTCCGGTACGCTGAATACGCAAGGCACTTCAGCAAACACGGGTGATGAGGTCTCTGATCTCGTTGCACAAGCTGCTCGTAATCTTGACGAGAACGACGTTCCAGAAGAAAACCGTTGGCTTGTTGCACCGCCGCAGTTCTACGAAGTACTGCGTGGCGCATCGTCCAAGATTATGGATGCGTCGGTCACGGGTGGCGGTTCTCCGCTTCTGAACGGCAAAGTTACGGACAGGCCGCTTCACGGTTTTGATCTGTATCAAACTAACGCGATTGCAGTTGGCTCCACGGGTTCGGCAGCTTCGCACACTTTTGGCTCATCTTCTTCAAGTGGTCAGACGCTTATTCTGTACGGGCATAAGAGCGCGGTCGTTACGGCTTCGCACATTGCCAAGACGGAAGTGATTCGCGATCCTGATAGCTTCGCTGACGTTGTTCGTGGCCTTCACGTTTTCGGACGTAAGGTTCTCAAGGGCAGCGGCACGGGCTTTAAGGGCGCGTTCAAGGGTCTGATGGACTTGGATAGTTAAAGGGAGGACTAGAACATGGCTACTTATACCATTACGGGTGGCGGCAATACTGGTGTCTCCGCTAACGCTGTAGACGTTAAATTGCTTAGTGTAGTTGTAGATTTCAGTTCTACGACTAACGCGGCAAATGATGTCTTTGAATGTATCGAACTTGCTGCGAATACGTATGTCGTTACTGCCGGAATCGAGGTAATGACTGCTGACACGGCAGGCAACAGCGGTACTGTTTCTTTGGGTGACGGCGATGATGTGGACCGTTATATTTCGGCTCAGACTATTGCCAATACTAACCTTGTTCCGATTCGCGCTCAAGCTGGTGCGGGTTCGCAAGGTACTACGTCGATTGGCTACGGTAACTATACCGCTGCCGACACGATTGACATTGTGGTTGCAACGGGAGCAATTAACGCTGTTATTCGCGTTTGGGCAATCGTTGCTGACTATGACGGGCTTGGTGGAAACGAAGCTCAGAAAGTCACCTTCGCTTAATATATGTTCAGTGAGAGAGAGGGCTTTTCTTCTCTCTCACTTTACATACTTTCAACATAGGGAAAATAATGGCTACTTTTTTACAGTTAACAAATAGAATACTAAACGAGCTAAACGAGCCTGAACTTACTTCAAGCAACTTTTCTAGTTCGCGAGGTATTCAAACTGTTGCAAAGAATATGGTAAATAAAAGTATTCACGATATTTACAATTCTGAAGTACAGTGGCCTTTTCTTCATAGCGATCAAACAGATGGACTTACGGCAGGAACACAAGAGTATGGCTTTCAGTCTGATGCTCGACAAGCTAACATGAATACTTTTGTATTAATACCATCCAATTTAATTACAAACGGTACTTTTACATCAAACATTACTAGCTGGAGTACTACTTCAGGAAGTCCTGCTAACGCTTCTGAACGTCTGCGTCTTAATAGTGCAGGGGCTGAACAGTCTATTAGCACAGTCGTAAATAAAGAGTACGTTCTTAGGTGTCGTACGTTTGGTGGAGATATTACACTAAACATTGGTACAGGGTCTGGTGGCACTCAGATATCCACACAGACACTATCCATTTCAAACTTAGGAGATGGCGAGTTTCATACTGTTACCTTTACAGCTACTACTACTTCTACATTTATAGGTTTTTCTAACTCTGCTTCTGCAAACTACGACGTAGATAATGTAGAGGTATCTGAAAATATATCTCCTCGTAAGCTTATATTTCTTTCTTACAATGAGTGGCTAGACAAGTTTTCTGATCGTGATCTTAATCCTACAGATACAGATCAGTTTGGTATACCATACTATGTATACGAAACATTTGATGACAAGTACGGACTTACACCTATACCTGATAGAGGAACATTAAGTGTGCGTTATGAGTATTATAAAACACACACTGATCTATCAGCGCACGGTGACAGTCCTGATCTACCTTCACGTTACGATGATGTAATTGTAAATCGTGGTAAATATTATTGCCACATATTACGAGCAAATGTACCTGCTGCACAGTTATCTGAAAAGGATTACAAAGAAGGTTTATCTCGTATGCGTATCGAACTTATTAACACAAAAGATTATTTCTATCCAGCAGGAATGAGGCTTTATAATACAACGCCATGACACAAGAAATAACCTCAAGTATTGTTACGACTTCGGGAGGTCTTATTCTAGATCAGGATGTATATTCCATGCCACCCGGAGCAGCTACAAAATTACAAAACTTTGAACCGTCTGTATTGGGCGGTTATCGCCGTCTAAGCGGAACAGAAAAGTATTCTTCTAGCCAACCAAACGGAACAAACACTGTTCAAGGTGTGTTTATTTATAAAGAACGTGTTTATGCTGTTTCTGGAGGAAGCTTAGTATACGGAACTGGAAGTTCTTGGACAAGCCTGACAACAGGTCTATCCTCTTCAGCAAGAGTTTACTTTGAAAGATATAACTACGAAAATACTGAAAAGGTAATCTTTGTAAACGGGTCTGACGCTCCGAGAGTAGTTAATGATACTTCTGTATCTACCATATCTGAAAGTTCTGTAAGTGGTGCTAAATTTGTAGCGTCTTTTAGAGAACATATGTTTTATGCAGGAATGTCGGGTACTCCTCAAGAACTTGTATTTTCTGCACCGTTTAACGAAGATGATTTTAATTCAGGAAATGGTGCAGGATCAATCAAAGTTGATGATGCTATTACAGGATTAAAAGTATTCCGCGATAGCCTGTTTGTATTTTGCCAAGATCGTATATTTAAAATTACTGGTAGTACAGTATCGTCTTTTGCAGTAGCATCAGTCTCCCGTACTTTAGGATGTCTTGATGGGTTCAGCATTCAGGAAATAGGAGGTGATCTCGTTTTTCTAGGCCCAGACGGTATTCGTACAGTTCAAGGTACAGCGCGTATCGGTGATACAGAACTTGGTGTTATTTCTAAACCTATTCAACGTAGGTTTCAAAACATTATTTTAGACAGAATTTCTTCTGTAGTCATACGAGACAAAAGTCAGTACAGAATTTTCACTCCTTCGTCTGGCGGTGTAGAGTCTGCATCTCCCGGCATTATCGGAGTTATTAAAGGTAATCCACAAGGCCAAGTAGGTTGGGAGTGGTCTGACATACGTGGCATTAAACCTTCTTGCTCAGACTCACAGTTTATTAACGATGATGAGTTGGTCGTTCATGGAGGTTTTGACGGATATATATACAAGCAAGAATCTGGAAATACTTTTGCAGGTACAAATATTCAAGCCAGTTACCGCTCTCCTGATCTAACATTAGGTGATGCGGGTATTCGTAAAAACATGCAACGCATTAACGTTAACTACGATGCAGAAGGATCAGTCGCTCTTTCGCTTGGCGTAAAGTTTGATTTTGAAGACCCTGCAACTCCACAACCAGCAGATTATTCTCTTACTACACAAAGCACACAAGCCATCTACGGCTCTGCTTTGTATGGTACAGGTGTTTACGGTTCTGACGGTTTTCCAATTATACGACAATCTATAGAGGGCAGCGGATTTACTGCTGTTGTGAAGATAGATGATATTTCAAGCAATCCTCCAATCACACTTAAAGGTTTTCAACTAGAGTTCACACCGGGAACAAGGATGTAATAAAAATGGGTACAGCGTATTCAGCAAGACAAAGCTCTTACAGTGATGGCGACACTATCGATGCCGCAGATTCTAATGATGAATTTAATGCCATTCTAAGTGCTTTTGGTACAAGTGGTCACACGCATGATGGGACTGCTGGTGAAGGCGGCAACGTTACTGCGCTTCGCGGACATGCTTTGACGTTTGGTCTAGGCACGGCAGGAACTGATGTTGTACTGACGTTTGACGGTGAAACTAGTGATGGTGTGCTTTCTTGGATGGAAGATGAGGATCACTTTAAGTTTGATGATGATGTTAAAATTATTGATGATAAAAATATAATTTTAGGAACTAACGATGACATCACTATAAAATATGATGAAACTACAAATAACTCTCTAGAGATTGCAGCAAACGTAGAAGGCGCTGCTTTGGGCGTAGTTCTGAAAGCAGATCAAGGTGATGACGCTGGCGATGAATGGAAACTAAATATTGCTGATGGAGGAACGCTTACACTAGGTAATGATATAAACAGTGCAGGTACGTATGTAACGCACATGACCTTAACTCCTAACGCTACTGTAGCTAACTCTACGGCAGCGTTTGCAGGAAACGTTACAGTTGCAAACGCTCTATCTATCGGTGGAACAGCCTTAACAGTTACAGGCGCAGAGCTTAACATCGTAGATGGAGGAACCTCCGCAACCTCTACAACAGTCGCGGATGCTGACCGTGTTGTATTTAACGACGATGGCACCATGAAGCAGGTCGCTGTTACAGACCTAGCAGCGTACTTTGACGATGAAATTACAGCAATGCCTAACCTTACATCTGTAGGCACTTTGACAACTCTTACTGTAGATAATGTAATTATTAACGGAAGTACGATTGGTCATACAAGTGATACAGACCTAATGACTGTAGCCGATGGTGTTCTTACAGTTGCTGGTGAGGTCTCCATGACTACACTAGACATTGGAGGTACAAATGTAACTTCTACTGCTGCTGAAATTAATCTTCTTGACGGTGGAACGTCTGTAGGTGGTTCTATTACAATCGGAGACTCTGACGGGTTTATTATAAACGACGGTGGAACTATGAAGACAATTCCAGCGTCTGACATTAAGACCTATGCTGCAACTACTACTGCCGCTGATGACATTGCTGCTGGTGACGCTGCAATTAATCTTACGACTACTTCTGGCAATATCACCATCGATGCTCAAGGTAACGATACAGACATCATACTGAAAGGTACAGACGGTAGTTCTGATACAACGTTTTTAACAATTGATGGTAGTGACGCTGGCACAGCTTCGTTTAATCACGATGTAAAACTAGCTTCTGACGCCTCTATTTTAGGGTTTGGTGCGGACAATGATGTAACTCTTACACACGTACACGATACAGGGCTTCTTCTTAACGGCACGATGGCTCTTCAGTTTAACGACGCTTCGCAGTCTATTAACGCTCCAAGTGCTACTGTTTTAGATATTAATGCTACTGACGAAGTAGAAGTCAACGCTACTTTGATGGACGTAAACGCAAACCTAGATGTTTCAGGTACGTACACTGGTGGCGGCACAATGACCACTGGTGGTAATATTGTAATACCGAATGCTGGCACGATTGGCAGTGCGTCTGACACTGATGCTATAGCAATTACATCAGGAGGTAACATTGGTATTAATACAACATCTCCTGCAAAGAAACTTTCAGTTAACGGACCTGCACTAGCAACAATTAGTGCGCTTACAGACGGTTCTACAATTACACCTGACTTTGATACTGCACAAAACTTTTCTGTAACTTTAGGTGGAAATCGTACACTTGCAAACCCAAATAATATTGACGCTGGACAAACTGGTTCTATATTTGTTACACAGGACGGAACAGGTAGTCGTACACTTGCTTTTGGTAATAAGTTTGCGTTTGCTGGTGGAACTGCACCTACGCTAACGACTACAGCATCGGCTGTAGATCGTATTGACTACATTGTTATGAGTGCCTCAATTATACACGCTGTCGTATCGCTTGACGTAAAGGTGCCTTCGTAGAATGGTATTTCAAAATAATTTGCTGGCTGGAGCTTCTGGAGCTACTGGCACAGCGCCATTTGACACAACTTTGATTGGTAATTCAGTGTGGTTTGACGGAAGCTCTGATGAGTTGACGAGAAGCACGACAAGTCACAGTTCGACTGAATGCGTGATGTCATGTTGGTT